ACCTCCTTCTGCACAAAACCAATGATATAAAACCTCGCATAAAGCAGGATCAAAAATTGATGTATCAGACGGCAATCGGTTATCTGTAAGTTTAGAATCGGTCCAATCTTTCATATTAAAAGTCTTACCAAACTTCTTTTGATGCCGATAGGCATCAAAATCCTGACCGATTGCTGTGTTTTCTGGCATTAAACCATTGCCGGTTCTGCCTATTTCGCTCTTTATCCCGATAGCTTTCCATATCTTTTTTCTCCGCTGCCAGCTTCCTGACTTTGTATCAAGAACAGAAAACGGAGGCTCGATAAATTTATCCCTCAATATCGGATCGTTTATTATTTCCTGGCCGAAGCAATCAATTTGAATTTTCATTTTTAATGTATAACATTGTGAAAGGAATAGAGGTTAGTTTTTCATCTTTTAAGCACATAGTAGAGCTTTCGGAGTATTTTCCATATCCGGTAATATCAAGTTTAACAGAGCCTATGAACCACGTTTTTAGGATTACTACTTTTAATTCAGTTCGATAATTGGCCTCAAAAAACAATTCCATGTCCTCTTTTAACTCTCCACCGTTATGATGAAACTCGGATAACGAAGTGTAGTTTTTCAAACTTATAAATTCAGGGATATTCATCTCGCTTTTATTACAATAGGTGCAAGTAAACAAAAATTAGGGTCGTCTAGGTTTTCACGAAATAAAGCCGGTTGTGAAAATGTAGAATAATACATGTAAACAACGTCAGACTGCAACTTATTAAGCGATTCAATCAAAAACATGCCGTTCAAACCGATAACTATTTCATCGCCAGAGCTAGCTATTGTTTCTTCTGCCTTGTTTTTCAAATCTATATCCTCGCCTTTAATTACCACTTTGTCAGAAACAGAAATAGATATATCATTTGAAACTCTGTTTGAAAACATAAGCACACGTTTTATAGCCGATATAAGTGACTTTCGTTCGATTTGACAATAGGATGTCGGAATCTTTAAAACATTCGCCCAATCAAGGTAAAGGCCGTCCAAAAGAATAGATTTTAAAGTAACATCACCATGTTTTATTGTTATTGAATTTTTAGAATAATTTACAATGCACTCCCCGCTTAATTGTATATTTGAAAGTGCCGAAATTATCCCCGAGGGCAAAAGTAATTCACCATCGCCAGTTGCTTTTAAATTAAACAATGCGAACGATACACCATTAAAGGCAGCGAAAGATGTTTTGTCTTTACTGAATTTAACCTGCACTGCATTCAAGACGTTTGCGGTAGAATCGTTTAGCTTTGTATATGAAGTCCTGAATAAAGCCTCAGTTAAATCCTCGAATGGTAGCGTTATTTCACTTTCAGAAACTGTTTTTATAGTCGGGAAATCCTCGCCTGTTTCGCCGACCATTTCATATACCCCGGATGACGTTTTGATTTTAATATCTATTCCGTCAATATCGAAAATTATAGGTTGATCTGGCAAACTCGCGATCAAGTTTTTAATCTGTTCGCCTGGTATTAGAATATCAATATCCGGTAAATCTATCCTGCAGCTTATAGATATTTCCATATTGCAAGCTGTAATTGAATTATCGTGAAACCTAAAACACGTTGTTGCTATAACAAATCCGCTTCCTAGGGCTTTTGATGCAATATTTAAAGCGTTTATTAATTCGCTTTGCTGGAGGATGAAGGTCATATTTTATTGGTTTTTGGCGTGTAGTTTTGGTTGACGAAGTCGGTGATTATTTTAATGAGTTCATCGACTACAATACCAGTGTTTTCAATAGCTATACCATGAGCAGTATCGCCAGAAGCGTGGTATTCCTGACTGCTTATTGTGTGAACAAGTTCAATCTCGGTCAATAGGCAATCTTTTATATCATTCTTTAAACTGATGCTATTCTCAACTTTCTCGAATAGCAAATCTTTTAATAATTCGGTTTTCATTTTTTCTCTCGCGTTTGAGGGTTAGTTAAAAAGGAAGTCCATCATCATCCGGCAATTGCTCATAATCCGGTTTCTTGGCCGTCTTGTTTTCAAACACATATTCCTTACCGGACCCTACATAAGATTTAGCCACCTTATCAGCGCGTTCCTCTTTGGTTTGGTTCATATAAAGTGTATGTGTATTGCCGTAATTATCCTTTTCCTTTCGGGTGTCAACTACAATCTGGCAGTAAGATTTATTGTTCTTTTCGGATTTTTTTATCCGGTCTTTGGGGATGTCGCTTAGACAAATATCAAGTACGATCATAATAATGAATTAAGTATTAATTTAAGAATTTCTGTTGATTTTTCCAATTTTGATTTAAGGCGTAAAATATCATCTTGAAAATCGGCTGCATTTAAGCGTTTATAAACGATTTGCAACTTACCGGGATATAAAGGATGGTACGAAACAAAATCTATCCACTTGCGACCTGTAATAAGCAAATAACCTAAACATTGCCAGTAATACTCCGGCTTATCTTTCAGATGATTTAATTTATGCTCCAAATGACTTGTAATGGTGTATGGGCATTTTATTTCTATAATACCATCTTCGCCTATAAAGCCGTCCGGGCTACCGCCGCAAAAATCGCCATAAGGGATATATTTACAATCCTCGATAAAACATTCAAAAACCGAATTATATATTCCCTTTGCAATTGGCTCGTTGTCTATCCCCCATTCGGTGAATTTGCTTGTAAAATCGTCTTTCGCTTTTTTCCCTGTTATTTTTTCGGCAACACATTCTAAAACGTATGTCATTGCCCCATCCGATAGATTGCCGGCTTCTTTATCAGCTTTTGCTCTAGGTTCAGTCATAAGCCTGTAGAATTGACTGCAACTGAACCTGCCTAGCCTTTCCTCATACCATTCGGGTATGCGTTGCTGTTCGTTAACAATTCCGTTAATTTGTTCCATTGATCGAAGATTTTATTTCGTCTAAAGGAACTTCACGCGAATAGGCTGGCTGGAACTCAATTTCGTCGTTGCCCCCACCAAATAGTTTTCCAAGTTTTGAAGCAGCATTCTTTAAAGCCAAAGATTCAGCCGCCGGCGCATTCTTTTGTATAGCATCCTGAATGATGCTATTAAAGTCTGTGGGTGCCGATCCTGCTTTTAATTGGATAGGCCATGCGCCAATACCTGCCAATTTTCGCGTCCTGCCAGTAACCGGATTAATGACGTAAAGATTGCCGGTAATGCAAATAGAGTTAGCAATAACCTGAACCGATTGAATTTCCCAATCATAATCCTGGAATATGGTTATCAGATTGTTTTTCACGCGGTCAATAGGTAAATAATCATTGCCCTTATGGTTTTTAAACCATGCTTTAGGCGCAGGCGTATTTAGTAATGTGTTCAGGTTGTCTACCTGAACGGCTAATCCTAAATCTTTGGTTAGCGTAGTGAGGTGCACTTTCTTTTCCGACTTCATTGGAACAGTGCTTTTTTGTTGTGTCATATTTTTAATTTTTAAGTGAAATATAGATTGGGGCGGAGCTATCTCAATAAGCGAACCATTTTACAATCCCTACACTGGCAGTACATTTCGTGAAACATCCATTTAGGTATGCGTTTGAATGCTTGCCTATTGAAGTATCGTATTAAGATGTGCTTTTTCATCTCACAAATACCAAATGAAATATACTCATTTTATGCTCTATGCGGTTTAGCTGTGCGTCCCGTGTCGCGTCTGCGAAGTGGGGAGGGTTGAGCTTTTGGGGGCTTTGATACCCGGCTCGTCCTTCTGGGATGGCGGGCAGCTTTGAATGGGCAAGTTTGAGGCTTCCCGGTTTAAATGTGTTACGGAGTAAAGTTTTTGGGTTCATGATAATATTGTTAAAATTCAAATCCTGTTTCTGATAGTATCCTTTTGCTGCTTTCGCTGTCATCTATAGGAGTATCAACAACATCCTCATCCCATTCAATATAAAATACGCCCGGTTGTTTTTCAACTATAGTTCCGCCTTCCGTGCCTCCATTTCCATAGTATTCTACGCGGATACCGTCTGATAGCTCTTTTTTTTGAGTATGCTGTTTGTGTATTACCCATTTAGTGGTTAGTGTCAATTCTACTTTTTTCATCTCTCTTCCTTTTTATTTAGTGGTTGGGGTTAAATAAGTTCCAATATCGACTGAATAATTTGGTTTTTAAATTTTTCATCTCCTTCAATCTTTTTTAACGGGTTCATCAATATCCAAATGCGACTTGACAACAATCAATGCGGTGCTGAGTGCGCCTTTCCATCCTAATGTCGCATTTTGCGCAGCATTTTTTGTTTCCGCTATGGATGAGTTCAGCATGT